ATTGTTTGATTGCTTTTTTCCTATTAGGATTAAACTTCCAAAAAAACCAGCAACGCTGATTCCTATGTTAAAACCTATTTCTTGTAATAGCTGTTTCATTTAAATTAATTTTCTATTGGTGGGTTTGGTGCAGGCTTAGGCTCAAATGGACTCAATGGAATATCTAATAAATAAGCATATTGAGTTGGTGCAATATCCGCTTCATCCTGCTCACTCAAAAATAAAAAATATACATCATTAATATCTTGAACAAAATTAAAGAATGTATCTGAGTCAAAGAATACTCCTTGTAGTTCTTCTGCTGTTTGGTTTGTTACTATTCGTCCTTCCATTATACTTGTCTTCCTAAAGTTGTTTGATATGCCTGAACTGCTGTGTAAAAGTTAGCTGCTTCAGTATCGCTTAATCCGTCACCGATTGAATTAAAAGCTATTTGATTACTAAAATAATTAGCATTATTTCTTGAAGCACCAATGTAGATACTACTTGCATTTAAACCTGTTGATGAAACACCACTATTAAATATTTCTGTAGTATTTACCCTATATTTTTTAACGTTAGATGCTGTTCTTGTAGCTACGTGAAGACCTCGAATATCATAAGTAACAGTTGCAAATGTGCTTGTATTATCGTTTATTCTAACTGAATAATAACCTTGATTTTGTAGAGGCCAAATGTATAATCCATTATCATAACTTCCAGCATTCTCAGAGCTTAAAATTGGTGCATGTGACACTGAGTTAGTTCTTATATACCCAGAAATGTGCGTTGAATTTAAACTTAATACGCTTGACGGAACTAATGAAGTATTTGCGTAAGCACTTGTTCCATTTGGGGTTATTCCCGTAGAACTATGAGTCCATCCAGTTGAGAATGTTAAATTGTAAGTTCCCGGAGTCTTAAGATTGACCGCGTGACTTGAAGCACTACCTCCTACTATTGGATATATTGCTTTAAACTTTGTCCAAATTGAATACCCTTTCAAGTCAAGCACTAATTGATTAATAGCCGCTTGTTGAGTAGGGTCTGTTATTGAAGCCGCTGTTATAAATGCTTGTGCATCAGGGTCAATACCACCGCCGCCGCCTGACCTTGCTAATATTCCGTGTGTTGCTAAGAACATACTATTGCCGTAACCATACATAACTAAACCAATACAAGTGCTACACTTCCTGAAGTTAATTGAACGCCGCTAAATACAGCTCCTTGTATACCGCGAATGATAGCACCCGCTTTTACAGCAGTAGCAGTAGCCGCAATATAAGACGATTTAACATCCGAACCACCAACTTTTATAGAACTAAATACCGTATCTTCTAAAACTATGATAGCTTGAGAATTTACCGTCTTTTCAGCCGTGTTATTTACAATGAACGTTCCTGATTGAGCTGCTATTGTATCTATTCTTGTTATTGACATTTTATTATGTTTTTAATTATATTCTATTTTTATAACTTATTGATTCGTGTTTTGTTCTAAGTAGTAATATCTCCAGCTAAATACCATTCATTTGTTGCTCGCTTTATTAATGTAGCTACACCATATTGAGCAGCAATCTTTGTCTTACCACCACTTGAACGTAAAGTTACACCACCTGCTGCCGTAATCGTTGTTTGGCCTGCTCCGTATTGAGCAATCAATATTTGAGTTCCTATTTCAAAAGGCACTACAAGGTTAGTAGGAATCGTTAAAGTATTTGCACCTGCTAAATTCATTTCAACAAGTCTACTCGCGTCCGTTGGATCAAGAACATAATTAGTAGTCTGAGTATTGAATTTAATTTCTGTTACTACCGTTCCTGTTCCGTTAGGTCGTATAATTACGTCTGCATTTGAAGCGCTTGTAATAGTATGTCCGTTAACGTCTAAATTACCGCCCAATTGAGGAGACGTATCTAAACTCACTTCGTTAATTTCCGAACCAGTTACATACTTAGTATCGTAAGTTGTTCCGTTGTAATCTGCTATTGGTATCCTATCTGTACTTTCAACCTTTGCCGCTTTCGCTGTTAGTTGACTTATCTTTACGTCCGCCATTTATTTTATTTAAATAAATTTCTAATTTTTTAATGTTTTCAGCCTTAGGCTTGTACTTCTTTAAATGAACCATCCAAAATAATTATTTTGTGTGTCAGGATACATATCCCCATTTGAATTTAAATTGTATTCAGGAAACGAAGCTTGATTAAAAGCCATGTAATCAATAAATCTTTCTGTATAGTGTTGAGCAATTGAACGCTCTTTTTCTATTAAGAAATCTATTTCGTCTTTTTCTACGTTTGTAGAGTTTTCGGAATTATGCTTATAAACGCCTTTATTCGCGATTGTATAGGCTGCAAAGGGTAAGTATTCAACCATAGCCCAATGTATCAGCATAGGCTTTATATACGTCGTTACAAGCGTTAAATAATCACCGCTTAAAGTTTCGTTTACAATGTCATCTTTTATTTTGTCTAAAAGACGGGTTCCTAAATAAGTTTGAATGTGAATATCTTGAGCTACTTTAATCCATTGAATAAAGTTATCCGTGTCTACGTTGCCATTCATAGCAGTAAACTTTACGACATCCTCGCGAGTTATTAATAATGCTTCCGCCATTTTATTTTCTGTAATATCCTTGGTTAGGCATATCAATCGGGCGTTGACTTACCAAACTTGGGTTTTTAACAATATAACCTAATTTTTCTGCTTTTCTTCCTGCTATTTGTTTTACTTCTTTGCTATCAATATCTAAAGCCTTACCGGAAAGCGTTGCGTAAACTCTTTTATTCCAACGATGGTAACAATTTGCACCGCCTTTATACAACCAAATTGAATAAGTAGGTGCGCCATCAATTCCAAGTCCTGGGTTAACCGCTTGGCTACCCATTTTTATAATATCTTCTTTTCGGTAAACTCTATTTTGTTTAGCAAGTGACATCATTTTTTTACAAAACTCCCTACCGTTTTCCTTTTCTTCACCTGCGTAAATATATCGCGTTAAAAACTTAATACCGTCAATAACCGCATCTTGCGAACTTCTTAAATTAGGTCTTGGGTCACCAGTTGAAACTAAATTTACTACCTTAGATAATAAACTTTGTTTAGGCTCTTTGCTTAGTATTTCATTATCTGTTTCGTCCGTGTCGTAGTCAACTTCGTGTTCATCTATTAATAACCACTCGGGGTTTTCTATTTCTCCGTATTGTTCTAATATTTGTGAACTTAGTTCAGTTCCTGTTTCTTCAGCTACTTGTTCTTCGGTTTGTGCGTTCTCTAAGTCCATGAACTCCAAAGGTTGTAAAGTCTTAAAGAATAACTTTAAAGTAATTCCGTTGTAAGCTAATATTCTATCAAAAGCTTCAAGTAACTCATCTTGCATAGGTTTAATAACCATATTATCAAACAAAATACTTGAGTTTTTAAGTTCATCAGCATTTGAACTAAAACCAGTTGTTGTAGCAATACCAAATAAAAGCGGAGACGTTACGTTATGACCTAACATAATCTTACGTAAACACTCCTCACTTAAATACGAATAATGTTCAGGCGCATCGTTTAACGGAATATCGTCTACAGTTGTTTTACTTGTTTCACTTGCATTAAAAGCTACAATAGTTCGCAGTCCTTTAGAACCCGTTAATTGTGCGTTTACTTTGCTTGTAATGATTGATTGCTGTTCTTCGGTAGGAATACCATTATTAAAGTTTATAACCTTTGTACCGCTAAAGCCGTGTTGAACTTCATTAATCAAATAATCTGCTATTTCTTCTTCAAGTTTAGCGTAAGGAATAGCACCTTGATAATCAGGATAAGCGTAATACTTCATTCCTACCGTGTAAGGTTTAATGTAAAGTATTTCTATTTGCTCATTTGAGAACCCGTAAGCAGGTATTCTCTTAGGTGCGTATTTTTTAACGTCTTGCCAATTATCTGAATAGTAATAACCTTCTATTTCTCCGTCTTTATTACACTTTTCAGCACGTAACAAATTAACAGGCATATGATACGCCTTTAAAATTCTTTTGCGGTCTTTAGAATAATGTACTTGAATAGCACACTGCCCTAACATCTTTCTATCCACTACCAATTTACGAACGCAATCAGGATTGAATAAAGACATCATTTGAGCGTACTCATTTGGCTTTTTACTTGCATCTAACGCACTTAAACCACGTCCATAAACCAATCTACTTATATTGTTTATAATGGCGTTATTCGTCGTTGAATACGTGTATCTGTCAATTAAATATTGAAAGTAATTATTATCCTCACCGAACTCAACCCAATTATCTCTTTTAGATTCTTGAATTAATGGCGTTTGGTAAGAACTTAAATTAATTACGTGTATATTGTTATCACTCATAAACTATAAAAGTATTTGTTGTGGCATTTGAAACATATTGCCCATTATTAACCGAAAATGTTACTATCGGTTGGTCAGTGCAAAATATCCTATCCCTATAAACTATATTAGTTCCGTCTTTTAGTACTAAATTGTAAAAATGATTTTCAACTAACGCTACTTCTACTTCCAACGTAGAATAGTAATCTCCTTCCGTGTAATCCCATTCAGAAACTATTGTTGTTTCGTTTGTTTGATCGTCCGTTATTTCAACACTATCAAAAACACTACTTCGCGGAATTAAAGCAAATGTTTGAGGGTCTAAAGTAGTAGTTAAAACTATCATACTTTATTAACTTAAAATAGTTCGATTTGTTTCTAAAACAGAAAACCCCACCGAGTAGGTAGGGTTAACTTGTTTATGTGCTTGGAGAATTAAGAAGTAACGATAGTAGCTCCGTCAAAAATTGCAGCCAATTCAG